GGGGGTTCTAGGCTTTCCCACCACTGCTCCAAGCTCATGCCGTCCCGCAGATCGCTCTTGCCTTTTAACGCCACCACCTGCCGGCCGTCGCTGGTGACCCACGTTCGGAAGTCGTCGTCAGTGAGCTGCCGTCGGGCGGTGGGTACCTCCAACACACGCACGACCATCGAAAGCGAGGACGGCCGCTCACATCCGCCGCAGTGCAACTGACCGTAGCCGTCGATCCAGAACTGCACGCTTCGACAGACCGGACATTGCCGCAGATCGTCGGCAAGCACTTTTTTCGTTTCCGCCTCGCCGGCAGTTTTTTTCTTCGCTACGTTTTTTTTGAGGATCGATTTCAACATGAGGTGTCACCATGTCACCATGTGCACCATGTGTTCTACCCGCTTTCTACTTTCCAGATTAAATACCCATAAACCCTTTAGAGGGGGTGTAATTACCTTCTTTATTTCTTGTATACAGACACTCATAGGAATACATAGTGCACATAGTGACAGCGCCGTAAGTCGTTTCGTATCAACGTAAAAAGCGTCACCATGTCGGCACAATGTGCACAATGTGCACAATGTGCACAATAGAAACGGCTGATCATTCGACAGCATTAAAGCTAAATCCGTTAATTCGCGTGTCGTTTTCATGGTGCACACGGTGCCTTAGAAATTCTGCTGATTATGCTCTTCTGACCCTTCGGAAAAGAAAATTCCGTCGTGGATTCGGACACGATTGCCGTTGAAACGTGTCTGCCTTTTAGTGGCAGCAGGAAACTTCCTGCGTACTTCCTTACCGAATTGCCGCTCGCCCAGCGGCCGGTAGCCGTTTGTGCCGCACCATTTCTTGTAGTGGGCGTAGAGTTCGTGGCAGAAAATGCTTCCATGCTCAGCGGCTTCGCACGTTTCTTCCAGAAACGACTGGGCTGGGTTCGATTCCATGCGGTAGTCTTCCAAGGCATCGGCACACAACTTCGGCATCGTGAAACCACTCTGCGTTCGCAACTGGTGCAGCCCAGCAAGGGCCCAATTGAAAATCCCCGGCAGCTCGCCGGAGGCCCGCCACCACTTTGGCTTATCCATGCCCTTGATCCGCTTCTCCGTTGGGACCTCCACCCGAAACGGCACCACGAACATACGCCGCCAGAGGGCCGCGGAGCGATCGACGAACCGGGGCCGGTTATTGGCCGCCAGCATGAGCCGGGCCGTCGGCGTGACCTCCACGGACGATATGCCCTTGCGGTCGAAGGTCATGCGGTCGCCGCCGGTGAATTGTTTCAATTGGGCCTCGGCCGCCTTGTCGAGCTCACCTACCTCGGCAACGATGTTCGCCAGCTTGCCGATCGTGGAACTTAGGGCGAAACGGTCGCCGAACTTCTCTAAGCCGACGTGGGAGACGTTTTCCTCGCCAAGCATGGCCTCGATAGCGGCAAAGTAGACCGATTTTCCGTTGGCGCCCTCGCCTTCGCAAAAGAGAAATTTCTGCTCTGAGGTGTCGGGCACCAGGCAATAGCCGGACCACTCCTGGAGCAAAGCGAGCCGATCGGCGTCGCCCTCTAGGTTCTCGGCTAAGATCCGCTTCCAGAGCTGACAATCAGCTTCCGGGTCGAACGGGAAGGGAAGACAGATGGGCGAAAACCAGAGCGGAGTGTGGGGGATGAGGCAATCGTCGCGACCCGCCAGTAGGGCGTCAATGTCGAGGATGCCGTTCTGTAGCGCGATACACGCCCCCGAGCGGTCGGTGGGCTCTAGCCAACCCTGCTCTTCGATTTCGGCGTCTACGGCCACCTCGGCAGCCAGGGCGGCTCGTACGTTCGCCACTACAGTGATAGTCACCTTCCGGCATTCCGGCGGCTCCTGGCCGTCTTGGGGGCTCTCCTGCTCTGCTAGGTTGAGCGTGTCGAATTCCTGCTTGATCGCCCGGTTCAACCGCCCGCGTAGAATTGTATCGCTTGTGTGCCGGTATCGCCGGCCGTCCCACTGACACCATTCGTCACGCCAATAGGCGAGTGTTTGCAGGCCGTCGTGAGTGCAGTATTTCTCCCGGTAGAGCCGGGCGAGGCGGTGGGGGTCGTCGTCGGCCTCGATAATTCGGAGGGTTGTCGGCTGGTCGGCCGGTGGCTCGACAATAGGGGAGGCCTTCGCCAGCTCGATTAGTTCAGCGTAGGTGTTTTCCTCGCTGAGCCAGTCGCGGACGTCTTTCCCGTGATATGGGGCCACTGGATACGGCAACTTAACGATCTTTGAGGCACCCGCCACGCTGGCAAACCACTCCGCCCACTGTTGACCGCCGGCCTGCCCGGGTTCGTCGGCGTCGGGGATCACCGCGACCGGCCAGCCGGCAAAGATGCCGCCCATCCAGGGCTTCGGGTGTTCCGTGGCTCCGCCGGCGGTCGTGATGACCAGGTGGCGGTTGCGGATCTCCGCCGGCATCGCTGACCAGACCGCCAGGGCGTCAAGCGGTCCCTCGGTCTTCCAGATCAGGGCGCCGGCCGCCGGCGGACCCTCATTGCCGGTGAGTCGTCGCAGGGTTGCCAGCCCAATCAGTCCTGAATCGCTGCCGGCGGTCGTCTTATACTTCACGTACCGCGTAGGGCCGGCCCTCTGGAAGACCGGAAGTGGCTTGCCGTTGGTCTGGCAGAGCACCCAGCCGACCGGGTCGACCTCGACGCTGCCCGGGCCGAAGATCGGCAGGGCCACACACGTGTACTGCTCACGATATCGAGCCAGCCGGCCGCCGAATGCCTGAACCGCTTCCGGCGTGACGCCCGGCTTTTCGAGACACCAACGGGCCACCAGGGCATGATTCCAGGGCTGGAACTGAAGATGCTGCGCCGGATCGACCGGTGGCCGCCCGCGGGGCAGCTTGGCGCCGACCTTGTCGGCAAAATGCTTGCGGGCATCCTGCCAAGCCGAGAAGGGCCCGAACTGGGCCGCGAAGTCCCAGAGGCTCAGGGATAGCCCACTACCGCCGGCATCCTTGTATCGTCCCGTGCGAACGTTGACGGCAGCGGATGGGTGGCGATCTTCTCGGCCGATGGCTCGGCAGGCAAGCCAGCCTTCAGCGCTCGGCTCCCCGCCGGCGAACTCGATACCCAGTGAAGCGTACTCTGCTTGGAGGTCGAGGGATTGGAGGATCTCGGCTTCTGTCTGTTGCCAGTTTGCGTTCGGCATAGTGGTGTCACGGGATGAATGAAATGGGCTCTGGTTGGTTCCAGGTATCCACAGAGACCCGGTCGTCGAGTTCTGCCGGCAAGAGCCCCAGGTCGATGCACGTCAAGACGTGATCAATCAGCATGATGTTGAAGCCCGCTGCGGCGAGGTGTGGCTCGTCAGTCTTACCGCGGGCGAAGCAGTTGAGGTGCCGCATCAGCGATTCGTAGCACCGCCGGACGGGAATACCCTTTTCCCAGTTGTACATTGGGTACTTGCCGCCATTCTCTTCGGCGTTCTCTGCCAGCCAGTCGCCGAGGTGCTGGAGAAAGAACGGGGAAATGTTGCCGATTAGCGGTTTGCCGGCGGCCGTGTTCCGAACTGCCCCGGTGGCGAATTCCTGTTGGTCTTCTTTCATGTTTACACCTTCAGTACCGGCGAGGTTTCATGGAAAAGCGTCGCGAGGTAATCCAGGGCATCGTCTGCAGTCGGAAAGACCACATCGGCGCCCGCTAGAACGAAGCTGTGCCAGTGTGGGTTGCCGCGATCCATGACCACGACTACATACGCCCCTATCTCGTGAGCCCAAGCGAGCTCGAAACAACTGCCGATCGATGGGCTAGTTGCTCCCGTGAAGTCGGCGAAAACCACGTTCGCTTCGCGGACCATCCAGTGATCGCGTCGGAAGATTGCCTTTGGCGTACACAGGGGATGATCATCGTAGCCAATGGCGCCTGCCGGCTGGTCGGCCTCCTCGCGTAACCAATCCGTGCCGAGCATGGGTGACAAGGCGCGGTAGCCTATATCGCGTAACTTCGCCGTGAGGTCGTCGTAGTAGGCGAACACATCCCGGAGCGGTAAGCCGGTCATCGGGTGGGTAAGGTAGATGGAAAGCATGATTAGCCCTTCTCTGTGAGTCAGAAAAAAACGTTGCGTTGCGGTGCGAAGCGGGGCGGAGCGAAGCGACGCGCGGCGTTGCGTCGTCAGTTCCCCCACTGGATTTCATTGACCCGGAACCGGCCGTAGTAGCCGCGGTTTTCTGCCCGGTAACGACCGATCCCGATGATATTGCCGGCGTACTGCACAACGTGCCCGAAGATGTGCTCCGGGACCTCGTCGGCCACAACTAGGACCGACAGCTCACCGGACCACGTCGGGATTGTCGGGTATGCCCGCCACACACGGCCGCCTTGATTGGGTCGCGTCGGTTGAGAGTGCGCGTAGATCCACTCACACTCTATCACGTCATCATTCGGTGTGTATGGCAACACGAGCCCCTGGGTGACCTGGACGCCGGCCTCAAAGTATTTCGTGTAGGTGGCATTCCGGTTGCCTTCGACCTTCAGGCCGGCGTAGCGGGCGGCTGTGCCAAAGGAATCCTTGAATGCCTTAGGGGGAATGAAGATCTTGCCGTCGCGGTTGACGTGCAAGTGTTCCCTCCAGGTGCGCTCCTGGAATTGGTGGTCAGTCTCACCTTTCTCTTTTTCGCTCATAATAGGCTTTGACTGAGAGTAGGGCGCGAGGCTCTCCAGTGACAGTCTGGCGGTTCGCATGGCGATCTCCTGTGTAGAAGTGAAAGAAAAACGTTGCGGTGGGGGGGGCGTGGCGACGCGCCGCGGCGCGCTGCGGGGCGACGTAGGTTTACGGCTCCTGGAAATCGATCGTTTCAGATGATGAAAAAAACGTTGCGGGGCGTTGCGGAGCGAAGCGGGGCGGAGCGAAGCGGGGCGGAGCGAAGCGGAGCGGCGGTACATCACTGAAAGGTATCTGCTCTCCAGTCTGAAACCTTTGCTGACCTTCCGAGACAGCCTCCGGCGGCGCCCACTTACGCCGCTTCGGCTTCTGATCGGCTGCGTTGAGCCGGTCGTATTCGGCGTGGTCAAATTGGATGGTGTAGTTCATGGAAAAAACGTTGCGTTGCGGTGCGAAGCGGGGCGAAGCGGTGCGCGGCGATGCGGCGGTCATTTTGTTATCCGGCAACAGCCTCCACCGGTTTCGGTCGCGGTAGAGACCACAGCTTATGGCGTGTGTACACGTCCTCGTCACCACAGCGAGCCAGCGTCCCGCCGAACTGCGGTTGCGTCTGGCGCCCGCCGACGATCCGGTAGACCAGCGGCGTTTTGAGCTGCCAGCCGGCTGTAGTGCAACTCGTGGCGAAGCCCTTGTGCGATTGCACTCGCGTTTCGGCGTTCCGGTGGCGATGAGATCGCACCAACACATCAGGCGCCTCTTCGTGCCAGCGGCCAGCCTCGACAAACGCCTGCTCTAGCTCTTTCTGAATAGCCGTTGTCTCGTAAGCTAGTGATCCGGCGGTGCCAATGTGGTGGGTAAGGTGCACTAAGCCGTAGTGTTTATTCTGGTCGTTTAGCCGGAACCACAACTCCCATCGGGCGTATCGCCCCTGTTCATCCGGTACTGCCCCGAGTTTTTCGGCGAGCTGTTCCTCAGCTTGACCGCTCTTGCCGGCGTGCGCTTCCGTGCCGCGAATGTGGTAGTATCGGCCTTCACAACGGTCTACGATCGGCTTGAGGATCTCGTGGGCGATGCGTGTTTGGTCACCGATGTTGTGAGAGATCTGCGTAATAGAGTTGTGGTGCACGCCGTCGATGGCATCGCCATTGCAGACTACCGCGTATGGCTCGCCACGGGTGGCAACCGGAACCCACTCTTTCCAGAATGCCTGCCACCGTTCCCAGACCCACTGCTGGTTATTCGAGGCCTGGTAGGTGCCACCGTCGTCAAGTCGGATAGGTGTCGGCGGACACAAGCCGAGTCGACACCCACAGTGCAGGTCTGAAATGACGATCAGGTTATTGATCGGCTTTGGCTTCTTTTTAGCCATCCGATTTTGCCTTTCTGCCGTAATTCCATACCAGGAATCGGCGGTATAGTTTTGCGTAAGCCAACCCCCACTCGGGGCCATGGAACTGCCGGACAGCGTCGGCGCCAAACCACGTCATGGCGTGTGCCCATTCATGCAAGAGGCTGTCGCGCTGTAGGGTGCTACATTGATTGCTTGCGATCTCCAGGCGAAACCGCTGTCTTTCTAATACGCAGGTGCCGCACTCGTCACCAAGAAGCCGTAATCGCCGTACCGTCACTGGGCGCTGTAGCGGAAACTCACGTCGCAACCATGCCAGCATGCGGCGCCATTTTGTGTTAGTTGTCAGTCTCGCCATGGCTTTCTTGGCTCCGTTCTTCCCAAAACTTGTCGCAGCACTCGATAATCTGATCGCGCTTCGCCTTGCCGATCTTTGGAATCAGCAAGAGCGGGTCAGAGTGGTCGACCTGCTGCGTAGTCCAGTCGGCCACGTCGCCGATGGTCTTGATCGGCCGCTCCGGATTGTCGGCCAAGATCGCACATGTGCCTGCCGACACACCAATCGATTCGAGTGGAACGGTCCGCCAACTCGTGTCTTCCGTTCCTTCCTCCGCTTCCTCGGCTGGCTGTTCAAGGTCGCCCGCCGCTTGCTCTTGTTCGAGGTGCTCAAAGAGGGGGTATCGCTCACGGCCGCGATCGATCACAACTGTGAGATCCTCCACGGCTTTCTCCCATGCCTTCTTGGCGTCTTTCGCTTCTTCCTTCGCTGATTCCCAGTCGGCCGCGGTGTGGCGCACGACCTCACGAGCACGCCGGATTCGCTTGATGTAGTCTTCCGCGGATTCGAGGCTCTCGCCGGCCGGCCTGTCTTCTGCCGGCTCTGCGTTATCGCCAGCAGCGTCGGCCGTGTCGGCTGGCGACTGTTCGGCGTTCGCTTCCGCCTGCTCGGTCGGCTGCTCTTCGGGGCCGTCAAGGGCCGCGTCCCAGTTGGTGACCTGCGGTTCAGTCGCCTGCCCGAGGTCGGTCTCACTTTGCACGTCAGTTGCGTCAAGCATGTTCATTGCTCCTGTTTGGAATAGTGTTCCCAAAGAGTACGTAGTTTCCGAAAGACGATGATTTCCGATAGCCGCCGGCCGCCCACGAACCACCAGTGCACGCCGTACCGGTCCGACCATGAGGCGATCGTGCCGAGGACCGATTTCGGGTGTAGCTTGGATTCTGCCGGCGGCCGGGCGAGGATTGTCGCAAGGTCGGCCTCGACGACCACTGCGGCGTACGCCATGGCTGCCATACGTTGGTGCTCCGCCTCAAAGCGTTCGCGGCCGTGTTTCCCGAGCGACCCGTACAGGTCCGGCAGGGTCTTGCGTTCGATCGTGATCAGGTCTTCCAGGCCCTCGATCGAGTAGTCGCCGGTATGCAGTCGCACTTCCCGGGTTGGCACCACGAGCAGCCGGTGTTGCTGGGCGGCGTCGGCGTGCAGACCCTGGAAGGTGTAGCCGCCGCGTCGCTCGCGGTCATCGATCAGGATCGTGAAAGGGCAAGTAGCTGGTTTCATGCTGACGAATTCCGTTACTTGCCTTTCATGCACGGGCAATCGGGATGGTGAATAACTAAGGTTTCACGGGGAGTAGTGTGAACGATAAAGAGGTGACCATCGTATTGGACTTTGCTCCAATTCGGGTTGTTGTAGCTCACCTCTTCGGGAGCCAGTGTGACCCCTGGAGACGGCAGCCCATTTACAAGCACCGCAAGCAATAGACTGCCTACAGCTATTGCAATTATCCAGAGTATGAGTGAATCACCTGTCATCTAGACTTTCTCCTATTGTTCGCTTGCCAGGAAAGTGCCGCCGAAATGTCGATCTCAAACGGCAGTTGCCACTGTTCGCAGATATGCTGCCACCGCGGTAGCACCTTGTGGGCATCACCGCGCATCAGAACGGCCTCCGGTTCCATGGAAAGGGAAGCGCACCGAGCCTCCGCAACGAACTCCAGGGCGAGGGCCAGCTCGTAGAATCGCTGATGTCGCGGATTGAACGAAAAAAGCATCGTGTCGACCAGACCGGCGCTGTGATGGACAGCCGCGTTGATCAGTTCAAGGACCACGTGCACGCTACTCCGAAAAGTGCCGGCAGTCACAATCCGCCACGACGCCCCAAACCGTCGGTGGGTCGCGTAACACTCATCGCGGATTATGTCGACGGCTTCCGGAAAGTCGCTGTCAACGTGCAGCCCGGCGGGTCCGTCGAGCGTTATGCTGTTCGTGCCAATGACCACACCATCGTCCTCAGCCACCCATACGGTTGTCTGGTCGATGCCGTCGAGGTGTGGGTAATGATTCAATCGCCCATCAGCTCGCGGCTCGCAGTATCCCCGCCGCCGGTATTCGTCGTACGTCAGACGGTAGACTGCGTCGAGATCCTCGGGCTTGGCGGTGCGGATAATCATTTCTATTCTTCCTTCTGAGAATCCTCGCGTAAGAATGTCTTGCGTTTCGCCAGTGCCACCCGCCGCGTCATCGAATGGGCGGTGGCCAGCTTGCCGACCATGCAACACAGCCGCTGGGCCCGGCTGATCGCCGTGTAGAGCCACTCCCGACCACACACCAGCCGGGCCCCCGGGTATTCGTCAAGGCCGACCAGCACGATCGGCCACTCTGACCCCTGACTCTTGTGGACGCTAAGGGCATAGCCGAGATCCCAACTGCAGCCCGTGCCTGTGGCTTGTTTGTCGTCGTCGCCGTCTGCGTCCTGGTCGCCGTTGCCTCGCGGAATCTTAATCTGCCGCTCCGGAGCGTTGAGGTTCACAATGACGAGCGTCTCCGTGACGTCCGCGACTCTCGCTAGCTCGCCGTTGGCAACGAAGACCTTGCCGTCATCGTCGAGCCCGTCGGCTTGGTCGTCGTCACACTCGCTGCCGTCGGCCCGCGGAAAGAAACCGTTTTTCGTGTTGACGATCTTGTCGCCGACGCGGAACGGATTCCCGCGAACCGATCGTCCGCCAGCGTTCAGTTCGGCTTGCAGCCGCCGGTTGAGGTCTCGGCGTGAAAGCTCACTTTTGCGGTTGACCGCCACGACCACCTGGCAATCCCATATCGGATCAGCCAGGCCACGGGTACGGATGCCCGTAAGGGCCTCGATAATCCGTGCGGCCGCGGCAGCGTTGTCGCCCGCACCGAGGAGCCGTAGGTTCAGCCCGGCTTCCAGGTCGATCTGTTCGTCTGTTTGGAATCGCTGCCCGCTGCGGATTGCGTGGCAGGCCCGGACGATCGATCCGGAGTTGCGGCGGATTTCCGTTAGTTCGCCATAGGGCAGCCCGGCGGCAATCAGATCGCGGAGCGGCGCCCCATGCCCGACCGGTGGCAGTTGCGCCGTGTCGCCAACGAAGAGGACGTGCGTCCCGTCGGCACACGCTCGCAAGAGCGATGCCTGCAGGTCGGTGTCAATCATCGACGATTCGTCAACGAAGACCCAGCGGTGAGGTAGCGGGTTCCCTTCGTTGTGCGTAAAGCCCCAGCCCTCGCCTTCCGTGCGCTGCTGCACCCGCAAAAGACTGTGGATCGTCCGAGCCTGCGCCGGGACGCCGTAACCCTCCATGAGTTCGGAAACGCGGACGGCCGCCTTGCCAGTGGGGGCTGCCACGGCGACATTGTCTATGCCGTGCCGGTGGGCCACTTTGGCGACAAGCCGGGCCAGGGTGTAGGTTTTTCCCGTGCCGGGCCCGCCGCCAAAGAAGCCGACCGGGCCGTCGAGGGCGCCGCCGAGTTGCGAGATCTGGTGATCTGAGATATCCAGAGACACAATGGTCGGCCAGCAGTTCTGACCGGTTGAGAGTCGGGCGATGTGCCGCGCTACTGCAGCTTCGTTGTCGGCCCGGCGCCGTTCAGACAGCCAGAGCCGGCCGGCGTCGTCGCGACGTGATGACAAGAGCTTGCCGCGAACCGCCAGCTTGACGGCCGCCGGACCCTGAACGCGAGCGCCGCCGATGTGGCCACGCAAGCCTTTTTCGATAATATCGACCGGCAGCCACGTGTGGCCGTCAGTGTCCGTGGCGGCCGCGTGCCAAGCACAGTAGGCCTGCCGTTTCAGTTTAGCCGGGTCGCCGCCCAAGTTGAGAAACAGCTTGTCACAACGTAGGAATCCGCAACCGCGGAACCTCATCAGTAGGTATGGGTTTCGCTTGATCAGTTCAGCCGCCTTATTGCCCCATTCTCCTACCGCCTTCTTGCCGGTGTTGCGTGGAAAGCCCAGGCCGCCGAGTAGGTTGATCAGGTCGATCGTACAGTCTTCTAGTGCTTGTTCGCCTTTCAACCACTCGGCGGCTTCACGGGCCTTCGCCTCACTGAACCGGCCCCCTCCGGCTGCTGCTGCAACGTCCGGCCGCTCCCGGAGGAAACGAACGGCATCGCCCTGAAAGGCTTCCCAGAGCTTCGCCGCGGTGGCCTGGCCGACGTGCGGCGCCTGCATGAGGTACCGAATCACGCCGGCCATGCCATGCGGCTGGGAGCGGACGAACGTCTGGGCGTGGAACTGCGGACCGTACTTCGGATGCTTGCGGTAGCGGCCGTAGAAGCGATACGTCAGGCCGGTCACCAACTCACCATCTTCCGCCACCGCCTTAACGACCAGCGGCTCGTGGTTGCCGGGATCTTCACAGTCGGCAATGACCGTGGAGTCCCAGCGGTGCCGTTCGTAGCGAAAGATACAGGTGAGTTCAATGAGAGTAGGCATACGTACGCTCCACTACCGTTTCGGTGCTGCGCTACGCGAACGCATGGCCATCGTGGCAGCAACCTTCAGCGCCAGGAGTTCCTTGCGCCCGAAATTGTAGATGACCTCTAGCATGTCGAGGTATGCGTCACGGGTGGAATACGAGACCAGCTTGTCACGACACCGCCTTGCATTCTGAATCAATCGCGTCGGGTTGAACTCTTCCACTCGGCACGCGGCCATGCACGCCTGCATGAAGCGGGCGTTACGCACATCCCTGGAGAGACTTACCAATGCTGAGTAGACTGAGGCGACAAGGTCCGCCCACTCGCGGTCTTTTATTCGGAATGTGCCGTCGACGAACGATTCCTGCACATTGCTGAATGTTGTTGTTCCGCTGAGCAGTGCGAAAGCAGTGCCGAGCGGGAGCTTGTGTTCCTCTGCGAACTCCATTCCGGCGCGATACATCTTCTTCCCGTTAGTGGCGTGCTTCTGTGCGTAATCCTGGAGCGCCCACGTCTTTGCCGTGCAGTTGATGGTTGCCACGTCAAAGTCCACTTCCTCGACAATATAGTAGACGGGCAATCCGAGTTTTTCGGCGAACATGAGCCGATGCTGCCCATCCTTGATAACAAGCTCCTTGCCTCCGTTCCGCTGGCAGACAATCGGATAACACGGCAGGAAGCCATATTGCTGCATAGACAGCAGCAACTTACGGTGCTTCTTCACATCCAGCGGCCGATTCTCTTGGCTCCGTCCAAAGAGCCGATAGTTCTTTGTGACGCTAACCTTTGGGCTTCTCGTTTTTACGGACATTTCTCACCTCACTGGTTTCGCTTAATCCAATCCGTTACGATCTGGAAACCGCGTTTCCGGAGGCGATCGTTTTTTGGAATCCGGATCAAGCAGTTAATGGCTTCATTGGCGCGCTCTATCCCCACTCCTCGACTGACTCCCTCCGGCGGCTCCTCTTTAGGCTTCGCCGGCGTGGCCTTCGGGGAGTGGTTTTTCCTGCCGGTTTTTCCGTCTAGAAGTGCCGACTGCATCCCTGCGGGGTACGATGCAATAACAGCCGCCCTGTTTACGCTAACCTTGCCAGCATCAACAGCTTGCACGACATCCGGCACGCCGTCCTTCTGCACTTTCGCCGCCCGGTCGACGCTCTTGCCGGAGACACCGAACTGCTCGCCGACCTGATCGCGGGCATCGCCGAAATCACCCTCCGGACAATTGTCCGGAGGGTCTTTTTTCTTGCCGGCGAGCATCCTGTCCTTCGCCCGCCGGTCATACATCGCCCTCGCCCGCTGGGCACACATCGCCGCCTGGGAGACGGTCAGGTGGCGGCGGTGCAGATTAAGCGCTAGGACGTATGCAATCGGATCGTCGACCTTGACCTCACGGAACTTCGCCTTCACCCCTGCCTTCTTACATGCCTTCCATCGAGTTCGGCCGTCGAGAATCTTGCCGTCGAGCGTTTCAATCGGCACCTTCAGTCCCTCTTGCCGAATGCTCTCGGCGATGGCGTCGATATCGTTCTCTGCAAGTGGAAAGATGTTTGCCGCGTCGTGGAATTGCATCTTACTTGCCTCCAGAAGGTAGGAGTGGTTGCCGGGAATTCCTCAGATGCCCGCGTACGGATCGTCACTGGAACTGGCGGCCGCCGGCGCTGGCGCACTCCCGCCGGCCATCATCTTCAGGGCTGCCTCATCCTTCGGCACGCTGGCCACTTCCGGGTTGCCGACCGACCAGAGGTCGAGCCCAAAGTTGCTGACGTTTGTGTACTCGCGCTCCTCGCCGTCCTTCTTCGACTTGCCGGCTCGTTTCTCGACCCCGAATACGAGCTGCCGGCCCTGAGCGGTGTTCCAGTCAACATCCCTGGCTTCACCCGGCTTAATGAGGCCGGTTGCCAGGGCGAACCTTAGGTGCTTGTCGCCGTAGTTCCCCTCATCGTCGAGGAACATCATGTGCCGCAACTGTCGGCCGCGTTGATCGCCTGCGCCGTCATCGTCCGGCTTGCCGGCGAGTACCTCCAGGTCGGCGATTACCGCGTCATACTTGTCGAAACTGGCGTCAACGTGATTGACGACGCCGTGATAGACGCCATTTACCGGCGGTTGCCGGCCTTGTACGTCGCCTTCGTTCTGCACGTTGCTTGCGTCGAGTCCGGGCATGTTCATTTCTCCCTTTCGAGTGCCGCCTGCAGGCGGCTGGTTTCAGTGAAGGTGTGAATCCACGTGGGCGGGTAACCGAGTTCCGCCAGACCGACCCGCCACACGCAGTCTGGCCCGTATTGCTGAATGAGCGGCCGGACTACAGCCGGCCAGCTCAAAAAACCGAAGCCGCCTCCTGCTCAAGTCGCCGTGTCTTCAATCGGCCGATGATCTCTTCGGCCTGGCTTACGGTGAGCTGGGCAAGCGTTTGTGCGCCCCGTTTCACCACCACCGCTTTCAAGTCGTGTGCAGTCATTGCGGGCTTCATGGACGTGGCGAGCTGAATGATCTCCTCTTGTTGGGTCACCAGGCAGGGATCATCGGGGCCGGAAGAGTAAGGGCTTTTCGGTTGAGTCGTGTCGAGCGGTTCCGGCTGCGCCTTCGCCGGCGCCTGCTCCGACGCACCGGCAGCCGGCGCCTCGGTTGGCTTTGAGGCCACGTTCTGCGGAGCGGCTGGCGGTCGTGAAGGCTGATTGCCGTTGCCGCCTTCCTCCCCGTCCCGATCGCTGTCGACCACATCCTCGACGGGAATCGACAGCCCGAGCGTGATCGCGTACTTGTATGCCGCCACCATCGCTTTACTGCTCGCCTTGTCGCCAGAGTAATCGAGGCCCTCGCCAGCAGCCGCCAGGGTCACCGCCGAGCCATCCGGGGCGTTAATGGCGACCTCGAGAATCACGGCCGCGTGGAATATCCGTCGCTGCCCGCCACGCGCCTTTTCCTCGCTCCACTGCTTCACGCGGTGGCGGCGCGTCCAAAGGGCCACGCTGAGCCCCAGGTCACATAGAGCCGGCTGGAGGGCCTTCTGCAGGTCGTCGATGGATCGGTAGCGGTACCTGAATTCCTTGTTGCGGTGCCCCTTGGGAATGACGCCAATCTTCCGCATCAGTTGCGGCAAGAGCGTGTAGATCTTAGCGACCGAGGTTTCGTTGCTCATAGTAATCTCCCGTGTTCAGATGATGCCCATGCGGAGGGCAACTTGAAAAGTCATGTCGAGATCGTTGCGAAGGTAGTTGAAGGCCCGCTCCTGGTCCTCGGTGAGCAGGCGGGCAAAGTCGGCGCCACTCACGCCATCTGGCTTGCCGCCGACACCGTACGCCTGGGCAAGTGTGTTGAGGCTTACGTACTCACGATAGTTGCCGAGCTGCCAACGGACCATCGTGTCGACGAAGACCGGCGACCAGTAGCGGTTTTTCTCGATGATGTTCCGCGGCATACGATCGGCGAGACCGATCACCCAGGAGCGGCGGACCAGAAACGGCAGATCGAAGCCGAAGATGTTGTGCCCGACCATAGAATCTTCGCGACGTGCAACGAAGCGGTAGTGGTCCCAAAACCGCGAAAGCATCTTGTGTTCTGTCTCGACGTCCAGGTAATGGGCGCCTTCGTCTCGCAGATAGCCGATCGCGAGAACGCGACCAGTCAGAGGCGAAAGGGCAGCCCGCTCAACGGCCTTCGCCTCATGTTCTGCCCGGGCGGCGTCAATCTTCGCCTTAGCCTTCTCCGGGCCGAGGTTCCCGGTCTTAACCGTGGATGGGTCGAAGGGCGGGATGGCTACCAGAAACTCCTCTTCTGGTAGCGGCCCCGTTTCGATATCAAATATGATAGCGCTCATTTCCTCGCCCTTTTCTTACCGGCCCGAGAGGAGTCCCGCATCTCACCGACCTGGGAGGAGCCGAACATGCAAGTAATGCGCCCTCCTACGCAGCGTTCGACATTGGCGCCGTCGTTAAGTATCCAACAACCCCCAAGTAGGCATGGTCGTTTTGTGTCTACAAACATCGCCCTAATGCGATCGCGAAGAGTATGCTCAACGTGAGAACGTTCTGCAGTGGTAAACCACTCCGGGATCGCCCGCTCATCTACCGATAACTCGTAGGTGTTGAGGTCTGCGAAATTACCGTTCACGGGATAGTATTCCAGTCGCACGAATGCCCCACGCCCGTTGTCTGAAAAGCCGCGACTTGCGATGAGGTCTTTATGCGAGTCGGTGTAGGCTGGTTGAAATACAAGTTCCCGCTGTTGCGTGTAAATTGCCGAGAACGTTTTGCACATCATTCGCTCCCTTTATGTTTAATGCGAATGCCACGGCGCCGGCTTCCGGGCGTCCGGTCGATCGCGGGCGGGTATTCCTTCGCACGTGAAAAACTGCCGGTCATCTTCGTGACGGAAGAACCGCTTCAGCCGGCGCATCGTGTCTTTCGCCTCTTTATGTGTGGCGTACGGTCCGCAGTCGCAGGTGTCGGGTATGCCGACGACCCATCAGCCATCAGGTTTGTGTGCGGTGGTCATGCGGCGTGCCCATTCGCTTTGCGGGCGAGATCGCCCTCGATAACCTCGATCACACGTGAGATCCGCTCGCGGAGTTCCTCGGCCGGCACGCCCATTTCAAGCGTGCGGCGCAGGCCGATCAAAAGTCGAACATCGACGTGTGGCTCCTCTTCTTCGTAGTAGGTGCCCTTGTCGAGCACATGCCAGCCGATAGCCCGAAGATGGGTAATGTGCTCCCGTATTTCATCGCCCGTGCCGGCAGGTCGAGCGATGGTCACTCGAATACGTTTCTTCCAGTCCGCCATGACACCCTCGCTATGTCTGGGGTGGTAGTTACAGAAAAGAGCGGCGACCGATCAACCGACCAGCCGCCACTCTCACGCGAGGAGACCACCTGCAGACAACACCCCAGATCCTGTTCGGTGTGGTAGTGGTCGCGATAGAAAGAAGTGTTGTTCATCGGTCATCCCCGTCGCGTCTACGACAAGCTTAACCGACGATTTCGGCGTTTCGGGGGCCTCGCGAATTGATAAGAAACTTTGGCCGCCGCTGGCCGTCTCCGGCCGGGAGATCAGCCGGAAAAAAGACGGGAATTCCCTTGGGCCGTAACGACGAATAGCCATTTCCGTGAAAAGCGCTACACGAAAACCCCGGGAAAAACAGAGCGAAAGCGGCGCGCGAGAATTATAGCGGTACTCTCCGCCGAACCTGCCTTGCTTCGCCTTTTGCTTCGCCTTAGAATTGGCGACACTATAAGAGTTGACGCAAGCAAGACTTACGGCCTGGCCGCACCATCCGCTCTGGGTGATTTCGTGGCCGGTCCTGACCGGCTCTGACCGCGGAAACCCTGGCTTTCAGGGGGTTTTCGTTCGGCAGGGCCGGCCACTGACCGCCCCTGACCGCCCCTGACTGCTTCGCCTTTTGCTTCGCCTTGGTTTTCCCCGGTCGCAAGCCGAAGCACGTTTTTCCCCATTAGTAGGGCTTTCGAGATATGGTCGTCTGTCACTTGAGCGTAGTGCCTGGTCGAGATTTTCGCAGAGTGGCCAAGCCAGGCGACCACAACATGTAGCGGGAATTCCTCCAGTAGCTCCGTCTCCCTGGTCGCCCGCATATTCTGCCAGGGCTTCGGCCAGAGCGCGATGCCTGCCCTGCGGCAGACGACCTGTAGGCGTGATGCAAGGCTCGCTTTCGTGAACCGGCGTCGCCCGAAAATGAGGGCCTCCCCAGGTTCCGCTCGATCCCAGAGCACAGACAGAGTCTTTTCGATGGGCGGAAATAGAGGCACCGTCCGGCGTGAGTTGGTTTTGGGCGAGAACACATCCAGAAGCCCCTTTTCCCAGTTGACTTCCGCCCACTCCAGGCGGAGAATCTCACTGGGACACCGGAGCCCACCATACCTCGCCAAGCAGACGATCGCCCGGAATCCAGGGTCAGAGATCTCCGCCAGCACTTGCGCGGTTAGGTTGGCGTCGACGAAGAAATCGCGATTCCGATTCACTTCCCGGGAACACTTCAGGCCATCGAATGGATTGCTTGGCACCCAGCGGTTGTCAATCGCAAACCGGAAAAGTTGCCTCGCACGCCGAATCCGACGATCAGCCGTCGCCGTCGCCAGTCCGCCCCCCCCCCTCAGATTGCCATTTTCGGGGAGCCAAAGCTGATAGTCGCGTGCTTCGCGCGGGCTGATCAACCCTGGTGGGCAATCGCCGAAGTAGACAAGCAGACTCCGGCACGTCTCCTGTAGATTCCGTCGCGTGCCATCCTTGCCGGGGTATTCCTTCTCGAAAGCCGCAAATAGCTCCGTGAGGGTTGCTACCGCCCTTGGTTCAACCAGGCCGAGGGCGGCAAGTTTCGCGTGCAGCTTCACAGACAGACTGCCGACCCACCTCGCAGTTTCGAGATCAGGAGCCTGCTGCATTGCCTGCGCGGCCAGAAGGCGGTCGACCCGGCCCTTTATGGTGCTCGCGGCCTCCCGCGTGACCTTTCCCAGGCGGAGAGTCTGACGTTTTCCCGCGAGGCCCCTGAATTGAATCCACTGGTGCCCATTCGGACGGCTGGTGATCGACGACACGTTAAGCTCCCTTTTCCTCTCTACGGAGATAAGCGTCAAGGCTCTTGCGAGTGTAGCGGACACAGCCGCCCACTGAAACGGTCTTGATTTCCCCTCTGTCTTTCAGCCGACGTAACGTGCGCTCGCTGACTGCCATGTACTCGACGGCGTCGGCGGTCGACAGGCACGCCGGGCCGGTGCCTCCGTTCTGCTCGCGTTCAGCCTCGATGCGCCCGAGACTACTGCGGACCAGAGCGTCAATGAAGCCCGCGAAGGCCTCTAGGATGACAGCTCTATCGTCTATGCACGTATTGACCTTTCTTCCGGCAACCATGATTATACCTCGACGGTAGCTGTTGACGCCACCGCCGGATATGCTATCTTGTAACTGGGGCCGGCGATGGCTCTCCTGGAAATGCCGAACCGGGATCTTTGTGCCGGCCGGCAACGATAGTTGGGACCTCGCTTGGCCCCGTCTTAGTTCATTCGCCCTCCCGCTTTCTAGGCAGAATAGTCAAACTGTCCGGGCGTAGATTCTCTGCGGCGGTGCCCGAGCTGTGGACGGCCCAGCGGAGAAACCGAGACCGAAGCGCGGTAGAGTTGATCACCTGCATGGTGAGCACCCCGCGGTAGCCACGAAAAAGAGATGAGCTGATCTGGGAGAAGTGGTAACGTCCGTGCGGACGTCGGGAAAACCCGCTGAGGCGAGGGCATCCGTTCATGGTTTGCTCCATGAATCCGGGCTTTCGCGGAGGGGCGCCGTGCTGGTGTTCGTGCACCAGCCGGCGTTTTTTCTCCACGTTGGGGTGGAATTGCGACTGCTCGCTGGGTGGCTGGAAACTCTTCCTCTACTACCTTTATAGCATAATCCGCAGTCACTTACAAGCCCCCCGCTCGTAAAACCCCAGAAAAGACCACACAGAGCCCTTCCCGAATGTCCCGATCTCTGGTACTATAGGAGGGGGGCACAGCGATAGGTTGCCGGCGACCACGGCTGCCTATCGGTAAAGAAAGGGGAGGGTGTGGCAATGAAATATCAGGCGCTTTTCGCGTGCGTTTTTCTGGCTCCGTGTGTGGCATTGGCGCAGCAGGGTACGTTTTCCGGGCGAGCAGCCGAACTTCTCGGCGGCCACCGGACGCCAGTTCGCGTGAAGCCACCGGCCGTACTCACGGTCAAAAACATCGAGAAGTACCTCGGGGAACAGCAGCAACTGCTCAGGGCAGCACAGCGTGGCCGCCCCTCACGGCTCGCGAAATCGCCAGTGTCGTACGATGTGAAGCGGAAACGCTTCACCTACCGAACGATTCAAAATAAGAAGGCAGAAGTGAAACGCCTGGAATCCCTGCTTGGCACCTTACCGCAGATTCACCGTTACGCCCATCAGGCGGGGCAAATCGGCAGCCTAACGGGCCCCCGCACGCGATTCACAATAGAGGAGATTGACACTGAAAAGGCATTTATCATCCAATACACGCCGCATGGTGGCTGGAACTTCTGGCTTGTCGGCCCAATCGTGAAGACATTCCAGAAGGGCCCCCTATTGGCTATGCGTAATGGTCGACCCGCCGAGCGTCAAATTCCCGGTGCCTTTAGAATTACAGGACAACAGGCGGGGCCCGCCCGTTACAGCAAAGGATTGTTTGATGTCGTGGAGCCCTACAATCTAGCACCACACTACAAGAAACTGGGAATCGCAAGAAAAGAAAAAGACAAAAAGAAGACCGCGCCGAGAACACGCAGTAAGCCCAGAGAGAAGTAGGTCGGGGGAGAATCGCAACACAAGCCACCATACGCGCCCGCGTGGCCTGTGGAGCGACGTTGGCGTCACCGGAGGCAGAACTGCCCTCAGCCGCAGAGCGCCGCTACTGGGCCACTGAGGAGCCAGAATAGCACACTACAGGGCGGCCGGTTCCAGGGTGATGACCTGGTCGTCTCTTTCGACCGCCTCGACGGCCGTCTTAGCCGCTTGCCGCTTCTCGAAAAGAAACACCCAATCAATGGGGGTCTGCCGCAATTTCTCGTCAATCCATTCGTCTGCCGTATAGAGCGGCGCGCCGGTTTTGTCGTCAACCGGAATCGGATAGAGAGTGACAACAGCCTCGGCGACACGGGTTAAGTGCTCGTCTGGAATCTGAAAGCAAATCCGTTTCGGCATGACTGCACCTCGAATCAGGCGAGTGTATAAACTGGAAGGAAGTAGTCTTGATCGGTGATCTGGTCGCCGTCGTCCTGGACTTCAATCTTGACCCAGCCGGCAAGCGTGGCGGTGGTCACGTCGCCATTGTCGACGATGGAGCGGGAAAGGTCGGCAGCAGCGGCGGTGCCAATGACTTTGAGGAAGGGCTCGTCAACGTCTTTCTGCTCAAGGGTCTGAACCGGGATTGCAGCGGTAGTGCTCGCCTGGGAGGCGTGGAGCGGGGTCGTTGGCGCCACTCCCACGCCCAGGTAGCCGCCGGTGAAGGTGAAGTCCCCGGTATCCACGTTGAAAACAAAATCAGACCCGTCATGGGAGATCTGGCCATCGCCTCCGGATGTCGCTCCAAACTGGAGCTCTTTCGAGTTGGCGGGAATCCAGAGGTGGCCGTCTTTGTTGATTCTGAGTCGTTCCGTTCCCGCGGTGACAAACCGAATTGCCTTACTGTCGGCGGAAACGGTTGAAAAACCGAAGATGTCAATACAGGAACGGGAAGCAAGGTTTGTGCCTCCACCTGCCGACAGGCGAAGAAAGCCGGCGTCTGAAGCTTTTGAATCCGAGTAGCCACGTAGCTCCCCATCAAGTGACGCAACAGTAATCGCCGGAATCGAAGAGGTGGCGTCAAGCGTCGAGTTCTGGAGTGCGGCCACACCGTCGGCAAGGTGGAAATCCTCGTAGGGTGCGTTTGTATAGATCCCAAAGGTTCCGCCCGAGAAGTAGAAGCTCCCAGAGGTGAGGGTAAAGGCTCCATCTGAGCCATCCCACCCGATAGACAGTTGGTCCCCACCGCCAAAGTTCACCTCATCCGCGAGCGAAACTGTAACCGTGCCCCCGCCGTTGTCGGTGACCGTGAAATCGCCGGAGTCGAACTGAAGCACGCTGACCCGCTGCACTATCGGGCTGTCGTCCGTTTCTTTGACGGTCAGGGCGTCCGGGCCGGTAACGCCAACGATCACGACGTGGTTGGTGGCATCCTTCTGGAATGTGATCGGGTAGTTGTAGGTGAAGTTATAGGGGTTGGCGTCTTCGAGCTTGATCTTGCCGACCGGCTCGAAGAGGCCGGAATCGGTCCCCTCGATCATCACTGGTGCCTCTACGTCGACGATATACCAGAGGTTTTCCTGCCGGTCGTACGCAACAACCACCCGATCGCCAGATTCGATCTTCTCGTAGTACCAGTTGAATGCTTCAATGTCGCAACCAGAATCCTCGACACCCGAGAAGCTACCGCCAAACACTTTCCACCAGAGATCGACGGTCACCCGATCGCCGGCCACGACGTCCGCTTTCGTCTTGCCAACTCCAAAGATCTTGAAACAGCCCTCGATATACTCCCATCGTTTGCGGACCTCGGACCACTTCGCAAACCCAAAAGATCCCTTGTGACCGACTGCGCCCTTACGGCCGATGCCCGGGTAGTAGGCTGAGACGTTCTCTGTCTCCCACTCGCCCGGGAGATAGATCCACACTGGCGGTGAGCCGGGTTCGTCGAGGAACTCAGCCTTGAATCGGACCGGCCAAGTTTCGTCCCCATTCTGGAGAAAGTCGTCGTCGACTACCTCGAATTGCCGAATCGGCGGCGCCTCATCGATCGCGTATAGCGGCCGTTCATCGCCCGACACGTCCAGCAGGCCGAGTAGTTTTCCCTTGTAGGGGTCCCATGCCGGCAGTAAATTGACCTTCTCCTCATCGAGCGTGCCGGTTACTACAGTAGCGGTGGTTGATTCAGCGGTTGCGCCTGAAGTGGCTCCGGTGATCGTGCGATCGCCCGGCGTGCCCTCGGCCTCGAAATCAGCAGATCCCTCCTCCAGGTGAATGTAGAGGTCCGTGCCGTCATCCTCGAAAAGCCAGCCACTCGCACCGGTCACCTCTTGCGTCACGTACTCGCCGGGCGTGAAGGTGCCGACCTTGCCAGAATAGGTGACCTTGACGAGGGCTTCCGGCCGGTGGCGAAGTGGCAGAATCCAGCAGTCTTCCTTGACCTCCAGAAGACCCTCGCGGAGATCACCGCCCTGCTTCGGGTCGAGGTGCACTACCTTGCCGTCGAACACACCCGATGCGTTGACCGTGGCATACCGCTTGCCGGTGTCGGGCTGGATCTGCACCAGCTCGGTACGGTGGCTGAGGTTACCGAACCGGATTAGGGCCCGGCGTACGCCCGTCCCCGATTCCTTCCAGAGAATGAGAGCAGCCCCGTCGGTGCCACTTTCGAGGGCGCCGCGGTCGCCATCCTTGATGTCGGCATGATCGTGGTTCTCGTCACTGACGTCTATCCTCGCAACGCAGACGCCAGCGACGCAGGCCGTGGCGATCTTGCCGGCCTTGGCGGGTTCCAGGAAGACAACGAACTTGCCTTCGTGGGTGCCGGCGGCCGGCGTCACGCCCTTAATGATCGGCCCAGCCTTGAAGGCATCAAGATTTGCAGACGGCAGCGGGAAGACGGTATCAACACCCAGCACGCTGAACCGGTCGAGGTCATAGGCAGTAGTGTTCTTGACCTGCAGGATCGTCGCCTGCCAGTTGTCTCGCAGTGGCGTGCGGCTGGTGCTGGACTGGAGGCGCTGGACGTACTCCGCCGCATCCACGAAAGAATTATGGGCAGCCGCGGAAGGTGCCCATGGCTGCCCTGGCTTGACTTTCTGAGCTGAAGGCATTGCGTGATCTCGCCTGTTGCTACGACACGACAAACGGCTCTACCAGGAGTGCGCGAATGTACGCAGCCTGCCCAGGCGTACCGGCCCCATCGGCAGAAAGTGCAATGGCAATCGCCGTTTTCCCACTGGTGGCAATCTTGGCCAATCCGGCGACCGTCCCGTTGCCGAGCGGATCGCCGACGCTGATATTCTCGCCGTCGTCAGTCGGGAAGTCGTAGCAGTACCCCCGGGTCAGCACACGGTGTCGGGCATCGTCTGCGGCATTGCCTAGAACGGTCACACCTAAGACACGTCCGTCGCCCAAGGTGGTTGAGGTGCCGAATCCATCCTCTTTCCGCACAACCAGCCGCTTATTGTCGACTTGGCTCCCGTCGCGATTGATGACCCAGAAGTATTCCTGGCGGTCCTCATACCACTGACTGACGTTGTCGCGAATGATATTAACTGAATGCCACGTCCCCGCCGCGTCGAGGCCGGCAATCGGGTCAGCGCACGCTGGGTCGAAAACGTTCCCAAGAATCACGTTGTCGTAGCTACTTCTGGTCCCGAAAGTGATACCTGCATTACCAGTCTGCTCGACCCAGATATTGCAGCCACTGATAACGTTTTCGAGTGCACCACTTAAGTAGACACCGCCGGCGGCATCAGTCGTTGCTCCGTCGGTGATCTGTGTGTTGACAATCGAATTGCGGTAACCCCCGATGATCTTCAGTGCGTATTCGTCACGAGTGTAAGCATCGGGGGCCGCAGTTGTGATGTCGCCCTCGGTGCCCAGCACACGCATGTTGATGAAGTTATCTTGCCCTTTCAAAAGAACCAGTGCCGGGCCGGCGTTCGCGTTCACTTTCGTGCCGGTGATCTTAGCGCCACCCGAGCCGGTAAGGAAGATGCCGCCGCCGTCGCAGTGCTCGAACCATCCGTCAAGAATGCGGCAGCCCCAGGGCTGGTTGATGTGCATGGCATCTCCCTTGCAGGAGATCACATTCACGCCGTGCAATTGGAGATCGTAGTGGTTCGCGTTGACAACCACTCCATTGCATCGCCAGTCGAAGTTGCCGCTGACTTTGTCGCCCTGGTTGGCCTTATTGCCGTCAATGGCGAGATTCCGCAGGCCGAACCCGGCACCAGTATAGGCGCCGTTGACACGCTCATAGTGGACGACGTCGCAATCCTGGCTGTCGGCCAACATAATGGTGGCATGGTTGACGCCGTCGCCCTCGAGGTAGACGAAATCATTCAAGTTGACGGCACAGGTCATCCGCCGAGCATTCACCCCAGTGTAGGTCTCATAAGTCCGCGTGTCGAGTGTGATCGTGTCGGGGTCGGCCGTCTTGGCAGTCACGGTCCCGATGTGGTCTTCGTGTTTATCCTCCAACGTGTCGCCGCCAGTGTCACCATCACGGATTCGGAAGAGTTGCCCGACCTCCACGTCGGCGATAGTGGCTTCTCCAGAAAAAGTGATCCCGGAAATCACACCGGTGGTTCCCGTGAAGGTGCAGTCACTGATCACGATATCTGTCTGCCCGGCCGCCTTGCTAACGTAGAGCGTGCCAATGATGCGCACCACGCCGCCCTGGTTGTTGGTGCGGCCCGGGCCGTTCGCCTTGGCTTCGTCGATCGCGGCCTGCAACTGCACTTGATCGCCCCCGGAAGCGCGTGTGCCGCTGCACAGGTATCGGCCGTTGCCGGGAACTCGCATCCACGCGGGAGCATCGCGACCGATCACAGTGTAGGTCGCGCTGGACCCTACGCGACTGTGCAGATCCTCAACGGCTTCGCGTAACACTTGCGGCCATGGGGTCGGTCCTGGTTCCCGTAGCCGAGCAAGAAAGTCGGAATAGTCTAATGAATCGGGAATCGGCATTTCGAGGTCTCCGGCAATTAAGCCCATGGATCGGGCAGCCCGAGGGCGGTAATATCAGCGTAATCGTAGACACGTTCAACGTGGGCAGCCAGCGGTCGGTCGGTCAGAGTGTTAGCCGCGCCATCTTCCTTCTTCTCGTATTCGATCCAAAGGTAATGATGACCTTCCTTATCGACGCCCGTGATATCGCCAATCGTCATTCCGGTCTTGGTTCTTGATGACGCAAAACGATAGGTAAGCCCGACCGGCTCCTCGCCCCGCTTCGCACCACTGGTACCCAGGAATAGGGTCTCGCCCTTGTCCCAGATTCGCCACGGAGCATCATTGATCTTCGCGGTAGTGGATTCGAGGGTCTGTATGAAGCCATGGCTAGCGACAGTCTCATAACTAGCGTAGTGGGTCTCCTCCCAGGTGAAGACCGGCACCTTGATATCGACGCCCTCGACGGTCCGGCCGCTGCCATCTTGCCGAACGCCGATCGCGCCCTTGTGGTCTGGGGGCGTACCGGCTGCGGCGTAGCTCTGCACGTGTGCTAGGGCGTTTGTAATGTGGAAATTCTCGACGCCGATGTTGAACGACCAGGAGATATCCCCGGGCTCGCCCTGTTCCATCGTGCCGTAAATGACGGTTCCCGCCCAGATGCCGCCCCCCTCTTCGACGACTCGCGCATTCTCACGAACGAGACCCATCGTAACAGTCGGCGATGCGGCTAACACGAGGCCGTAGGCGGTTGCCTTATCCTCAGTGCCACGCACTTGGTACTTTAGCAGCGCCTGAGGATTTCGCCCCTTAGTGACTTCCTGTCCGACAAGCTCGACGACGTAAGCCATTATGTAACACCCTCGACCCACTTCAGTTGATCGATCCGTTCCAGGTTGGCGTCAATCCGCTTCAGACTCCGGGCAGAGTCCTGACTGGCCTTCCTAATGTCGGTGAGTGCGTTGCCGCCGCCAAGTAGGCCGGCAGCTCGGGCGGAAAATGTGCCGCGCGGTGACGCACCGGCGGCTGCCGGGGCACCGAAGACCGCGTACCCGCCTTGCCTGGCCTTCGATGTGGCCACCTCCCGGGCTACTCTCTCGCGTGCCTGGGCGGCCTCTGTGCGAAGCTGGGAGAGCTTCGCCTCGGCTTCAGCTAGGCGGGCAGCCCCGGCCTTTAGTTCTGCGTCGTATCCCTGACGCCGCTTGACGTGGGCGGCTTCGCGTTCGCCCTCTAGAATGCCGGCGCGTTCCTTCCGGCTCGCCTCGATATCTGCTAGTCGCTCCGCCCGCCCCGTCTCGCGTGCGCGAGCTTCCCCGGCATATTGCTCCGCGAGGTTTTTCGCAACTTCCGCGCTATCGAGGCCCTCTGCCTTCGCGATAATCCAGCCGATCCCCTGCGCAACTTTTTCCTCCGCCCACTTCCACTTATCCACGATGACGCCGGCAACTTCCACCCATGCCGCTTCGATCTTCGCGGCTCCGTTGACGAAAATCTCAGCGATGCCGTAAACCGCCTCAGTCCACGTCGCCATAAAGGCTTCCTTGAAGTCGATCCACTTCTCCTGGAGCCAGTTAATACCGCGTATCCACTCGGCGCGAAGTGACTCCCAGGCAATCTTGGCAGCCAGTGAAATGTCGCCGGCCGCCAGTGCGTCGGCGATTCCCTGGAAGACCGTGCGGGCCCAATCTCCAAGCTCACCGAAACGGTCGCCTAACCATTGTAGCGCTTTGCCGCCGGCACCGGATGCCTTTACGAGATAAGCCCCTAAGCTGATCACGGCAGCGGAAGCTAATCCGATTGGAGTAAGTAGGGCGCCTAAAACCGCACCCAGTGTGCTCAGGATCGCAACAGGCACACTCAGGGCGAAGGCAAGCAGTTTCGCCGCAACGCCGACAGTGAACAGTGCACCACCGAAAGCCAGTAGGCCAGCCGTTGCCGCCACGACGGCCACGACAAGTCCTTGATTCCGCTGAATCCATTCCGTCACGACACCAGCGAGAGCCGTTACTTTGGCGGCGACTGCGCGAATCACGGGCCCGAGTGTTTCACCGATGGCGATCTGCACACCCTCGACGGCGGACAGTAGCCGCCGAAAGGCTCCACCGAGCGTGTCGTCCATTATCGCGGCGGTCTTGCTTGCGGTCCCACTGGCGTTGTCGATTGCGTTGTTGAGTGCCTCGAAACGAGTAGCGGCCATCTTGAGGGCGCCGCCAATCGCACGCCTGCCGAAAAGCTTCTCGGCCCATGCCATGCGCTGCGCCGATCCCATGGTGCTCATTTGCCGGCCGATCTCGGTTAGGATATCGCCAGCAGGCCGCAAGTTACCGGCAGCGTCGACCGCCTCAATGTTCACCTCTCGCAGCATTTTCTGAACGTCCGTGTTCGAGAGTTGTAGGAAGAGGTTTCGGAGGGCCGTGCCGGCCATTGTGCCCTTGATGCCCATGTTAGCCATGGTGCCCAGCGCCTTACTGACACTCTCGATTGACTCGCCGGCCTCGGCGGCCATTGGCACCGCATACTTCAGCGACTCACCTAAGTTGGTCAAGGTTTGCGATGAATTATTGGCGGCCGCGACCAGAACGTCTGAAACCCTTTGCATTTCGGTGGCGTCAAGGTTGAATCCGCGTAGTGCAGCGGCAGCAATTTCGGCAGCCTCCGCAAGCTCGGTCCCTGTTGCCCTCGCTAGATTGAGAATGGCGGGCGTCGCTGCCTGAATTTCGCCCGGCTGAAAACCCGCGCGCCCAAGCTCGGTCATGCCTCTGGCAACTTGAGCGGCTGTGTAAGACGTTGTACGCCCGAGCTCTTTCGCCTGCTCCGTCAATCTCCGGAACTGATCTTCCGTCGCGCCAGTGACGGCACGCACTACCGCCATCTGGTCGGAGAAGTCCGCGAACGTTTTGGTGCTAAAAGCCACGGGCGTCAAAGCAGCCGCCGAAACGGCAGCAAGTCGTCGCCCTAGATTCTGGGCCGCGCTTCCTAATGCTCGGAGTTTTTGCTCAGCCGCCTTCAAGCCTCGCGTGAAGCGATTGTCTCGCAGGTACAGCTCGACATAGGCAGCGCCGGCTTTGATTTCTGCGGCTGAGGGCATGGCTTACTTCACCTTCCCGGGGAAAGTCTGGCGGAGCATCTCGCGGTCACTCGCGGTCGGTGGTGCGACTGCCTGCTCTTGCCGGCTATAGGCTTGTGCTCCGTGGGGATGAAAATCCGCCTCCGTAAATGGCTGGCGTCGCTGTTTGGGGTCGCGATTGGATTCGGCATGCAGGGCAGCCAGTAGGGCGGTGTGATACCACGCCTCCCGCTGGCGCCCCTCGGCCATCCACACCAGCTCCCGGAGTGTGAAAGGCCGGGGGTCGAGCCCTAACTGTCCGGCGAGTCGCCAGACAAGCTCCCAGGGATCTTCTGCAGCTCGCGGTCGATCATCGCGTCGAACTCTTCGCTTTTGAGCGTCTGCTCGGCGAGGTCGATCGCCCGCCGAATCACTTCCTGCTGCTTGCCGATCGCTGCGACGACATCCGTGCGCTGGAGCTGGAGGAAAAAAGCGTCGAGGCCCTCCAAGAGCGCCCCGTGTGCCGCGTGCAGGGCCTCGCCGGCCAGGCACTCGGCAAACTGCGTGTCGCTGATCTGGCGCTCGTCTGCATCCGGCTTACAAACGGCGTACAACAGGTCACACAGGAAGATCAGGTCGGTGCTGAGTCGGGTCAGTAGCGGCGGATTGCCTTCCAGCGGCTGGAGTAGGTCGGCCCGCAAGAGTTCCTTGACCCGCTTCGCCGTCCCGATGTTGATCGCAAGCGACCAGCCATTCCCCTTTGAGTCGGTAAACTGCGGCATTTCAACCTCACGGGACGCTGTCGTAGAGAACGCCAAGCTTCACGGTCGCCGAGTTCACGGAGTCCGCGTTGCTTAACAGGAGTTTGTCGACCGGGTTACCAGTCAGCGGATTTGTATAGCCGAGCTCGCTAAACCAGAACCACGGCTCGCTGGCGAGCAGAACGTCCTCGTGTAGACTGGCGCTGCCGGAGTCCTGGAAGTCGAAATGCCCCGCCCGAGTCGAGTGCAGCATGATGATTTCGACGTAATCGCCGTCGAAATCTGTATCTACCTCGACGACCTCGTCGGCTGTAATGGCGGAATCCAGCGCCGGCAAAACGTCGCCGCTGGCGCCAGTAAACGGAACGGAGGTACCGGCAACAGTGCCGACGGTCGCCCCGTAGGCGCATTTCTGCACTCCCGAAGCCGTCCAGAAGATATCGATCGTGTCGCCGGTGCTGATGTCGTGGCCTGCCCCTAGTGTCAGCGTGCCCGCCGTGTCGCTGGTGCGTGTCGATAACGTACCTGCATTGGCTGCCGGCAGTACCGGGTCTTGCGAAATCTGCCCCTCGGCAGTACGCGATACCTGACCCTGGATCGTCACGCCGCCGACCGATCCCGTGATATTGATGGTGGAAGTTGCCATAGTGTTTCTGATCCTTTCTTAAACCCAAGTCGGATCGCGTGTCTCGTCGGTCGGTTCGGCCGTCACTTGATAGGTGATGAAGTCCTCGTTACCCTCGGCACGATTGAAGCCCGTGATGTAGTAATCGGCGTCCAGGCCGTCGCCGCTGCTGGCGTCTTTCGGGTAAAGGGCAATCCGCGTTGCGTTCATGTAGGCGTTTTTGACGGCCGTTAAAAAAGAGTCGGCTTCGATGTCCCAGGCCTTGAAGTCCAGGGTTGCTTCCTTGACGATCGGCTTACTGGCGACCCAGGCCTTGCCGCGGCGAACCGCCGCGGCTGTCCGGGCGCTGAGATTCAGATTCACGTCATCAACGTTATTCGCCTCAGTAGAAGCCGTACTTCCGGCCGTGCCGTAGTAGAACTTGCCGTCAAGGCCGATGCGATAGTCACCTGCGGCCATGATTGGTACCTCTCATTTGTTCCTTGTTGGTGGTGTCGGTAGTGGCTTGCGGCCGCCCGGTCAGTTGCCGTCGATCTCCGTCAGGAGCGCCTTGGCGTGCAGCTTGGCAGCCCGGGCGACGTCCTGCTCACTGATACTCTGGACCGCCGGATTTGGGTTGGCTCGCAATCCAGCCAGCAGACCGGTAAGGGCATAGCAGGCGGCGCGCTCGAGCCGGGCGTTACTGATCTCGTCGTCAAGCTCGACGACCGGGACAGAAACCGTCGGCGTAACGGTCGGCTCGGCGGCCGGTACGGGATCGGGAACCGGTGCGGGCTCTGTAGCGGGCGCCGGTCCGGGCTCCGGCGCCGGGGGCTCCGCCACTATTGGCGTCGGCGCCACGGGCTCTTCGGCGGGCTCTTCGACGACCGGTTTAACCGGTGGCCCGGCTGGAGGCTCAACGGCCGGAGCCTCTTCAACGACCGGATCGGCCGCGGGCTCAGCAACCGGCCCCTCGGCGGGCGCCGGATACGAAGCCGCCACAAGGTCGCGGATATCGGCGGCAAAATCGTCGCCGATGCCGTTGATCTGTTCCAGGGAGTCGAGGCCGTACGCCTCGAGCTCACTCCGCGTCGTCAAGCCGGCCTTCTCGAGTGCCGAAGCCGCCCGGCCAGTGATTCCCAGTTCCCCGATAGTTGGATTGTCTTGTGACATATTTTACGCCTTTAGGTTTTCGGCCACAGTTGGCCAAGATTTCGGTTAGCCTCATCGCGGGCAGGCCGCATGAAAGGCCTGGCCGGATACGTGGCAGCCATCCGTTGGCCGCCGTACTCGTGGAGGGCACCAATTGATGCAATAATATGCTCTGAAGGTCCGACAACAACTGATTTCCTGAGTGGATCAAACGCAAATAAAATAGCCGTTTTAAGCAGTCCACTATGCGTGTACGGTGGAGTTCCTGCCGGCGATGCCGGCTGCTCTTGCACCTCCTGCCGCCATCGCCGATATGCCCGCGTCCACGTCTGCGTACCGACTTTGTATTTACGCTTCGGCGGCCTCCGGGCAGCCCCTTTCCGCTTGACGGAAGACCGGGCTACCCTCCGAACACGACCACCCCAATTCCGCAAGAATTTCAATTGGCGTTTTTCAATCGCCCGCTGCACATTTGGGCAATCGAAAAACCACGCAAGCGACCCCTCGATTAGCACACCACCGCCTTGAATCCTGGGACGCGCCACCCCCATCGTACGAGCTGTGTGTAGCCGCTTTGAAACACCCATAAAAACCCTACCGCTTACATCGCCACCGTAGCCGCACTACACCCACGAACGTGCGGCCATCACGCAAAATTGCGTCGTCAATTAATGCGTCACCCGGCGAGGTGAACTCCCGGCTTTGACAAACGATCGGCGTGCTCCCGGCCGTCAAGCTCTTCACCCGGAAGTGATCCTTGATTTCCTCCATGAGTGCCACCAGGCCATCGACGGCAACGTTACTGTCCGGATTGACCTTCTGCAGCAGCACCACATCGGTAGCGTACTGCGTATCATCCCGCCGACGGTCCAGCACTTCAAAACTCGCTGGCCCGGGCAATACGACCACTTTAGGGGCCTTCAGCGCCGTCACTTGGTAATTCGCCCGCCACTTCCGCGTGGGCGTGAAGCCCGAGCTGAACGTGGTGCCGTCCAGTTCGGCGGTTACCGCATCGGCAATCTCTCCGGCCTGACAACTCATTGCACCTCAACCAGCTTGCTGTGCACGCGGATTGCCTGCCCTTGCGGATCACACCGCCGCCAACAGGCCTCCGTGCCGACCGGCATCGCCTCGTAGGTGCAGGTCTTACCGCCGGTCGTTTCTTCGATTCGATCGCCCTCGACGGGCTCCGTCTGCTGCCCGCCGAGGATCAGGTCAGCCGCCTCGAGAATCCAATCGACACGCTCGCCTTCAACCGTGGTGCCATCGCCGCCGTCCAACTCGACGCGCACGACCGACTTAACGGCCGTCAGGCCGCCGGCGACATACTCGCTATTGCGGCGGTAGGCGATCTCCATGCCGGCCGCCGATTGGGCGGTCGACACAGCCCGGGCAATTGCGGTAGCGATCGACACGACAACCTCAGTGCAGGATCTGTACCGTCATGGATTTATCGGAGGCGTCGCCCGTGCCGTCGTTCGTGGCCTGCACCCGGATATACTGCTGGCAATCCGAGGGGAGCTTGAAGCGAGCTGTGACCGCGGCCGCCCCCGCCCCGCCAGCTCCGGTCTGCACGATCACTTCCTTGGCGATCGTCGTCGGGCTGGCAAAGTTCGACACGGTATCTACCTGCACATCGTACTTCATGGTTTTCGTGTCGGGCAGATCTGCCGTCGCCAGGGCGGGGGCCTGGATCTCTAGCTCGACGTTTTCCATCCGGGCCCCGCGGCTGCCGTACAGCCCCAGGTCGAACCCGGACGATTGCACGGAGGCCGCGCCATTCGGCAGGGCTTGCGTGGTAACCTTGGTCGCGTCTTTGACGCGCTGGTTTGCTCGGTCCATGGTATTCTCCGAACCTTCAAGAGTTGAGAATTGATTGTGGTCGTAAAGATCACCCCGCTTAGAGTGCGAGGGTCTCGACGTTGGAAATCGAATCAGTCGTGTAGACCGGGATCGTACCCTCGGGACCGTCGACCGAATCGGGCCATGGAGCAGGGGCGCCGGTCGGGCTGGTGGCGGTCTTGCTGTTCTTCCACTGCCGACGCGAGCGACGGGTGCAGAAAATCGCGTTCGGCGGCTTGCCGGCTGGGAACTTCTCCAGTGCCTGGTCGAAGAGGGCGTCGGTCAGGCCCTTACCGCTGTCGGTGGTCAGCTTCTTGATCCGGCAGACCGAGAAGACTGAACCGACCTGCAGCCCGGGCCGCAGGTAGAGCTCCTGGCGGTAGCCGGTGTACGGGTTGCCGCTGCCGTCGACCAGTCGCACTTCAGTGGGATCGGTGACCTCGGCCCGGCCGCCTTCGCCCAGAATCCAGCGGACGTCCTGCAGCCCGAACCGCACCAACCAGACGCTCGACGCGACGTTGTCAGTTGTGCCACCCGCGTCAACGTACATGGTGCTGTTGTCGTAGGATTGCAGCAGACCGGGGAAGGCGTCGGTCTTACCGAATGTTGCGTCGGCGCCATAGAAGAACGCCACGCCCAGGGCCTGCATAGCGGCCTGCGTGATCGCCTGGGCTTCCTCGGCAAGGTAGGCCGCGGCCCCGTCTTCTGCCGCGTCGGCGGCCGCCTTATCGACCTCAAACTGGGGATTCATCAGGAAGGCTTCGATCAGCCGCTGTTCCACTTGACTGTGGCTGACCGCGGTCCCCTGGCTGACCTGACGGAAGCCGACGGTCGGCAGTCCGGTCCGCACTCGGGTTTTGTAGTTCAGGCCGCGGATCGTCCGGGCCGCGCCCAGGCGAACCTCAGGAACGGCCTTGGTGGTTTCGTCGATCAATCCGACGGCAGCGTCGGTGCCGTTGCGTCGGATCACATCCAAGAGAGTAGGCATTGCCATCTGTGTGTGCTCCTCTTCTTATGCACAAAGGGTGATTTGCTCCGGCCTCGCCGTTCAGTTGCGGCTCGGGTCCGGCATCTTCGACGCATTGAACGCAATCAGGGGCGCCAACCCGTCGCCGTGGTTGTCAACGACCGCCTGACTTGCCTTGCCGTCAGGCGTTTCTTCGGAGCCGGCCTGGAAATCCACCGGCTCCTCTTCGCCACGATCGACAGCCGCCAACTTGGCCTTGATCTGCTTGTTCTCGGCCTTTAGTGCCTCGGTGTTTCGCTCCTGGGCGTCCGCAAAAGAAAGCCCCTCGGCGTACCACTCGCCACCCTGAGGACCGAATACGTCGAGGAACCGCTTGCACTCGGCACGCAATCCTTGCTCCGTAACCTCATTGTGGCGGTCGAACTCCTCTTGGGTGAGAAATGCAGTCGGCACTTCGGGCTGCTCTAGTGCCTCGGCACTCTCGGGAACCTCCGAGGTAGGTGCCGCCAACTCGGCGGCGTCAGTAGTCTCGGTGTCCGGCGTCACAGCCTCATTGTCTGCCGGCTGGTCTTGCTCTTGCGACATAGCGTAATCTTCCCTTTCAAAGGTTACGGGGATTGTCTCCCCCTCTGAAAATGTCGTCTCGGTGTGCATGTCGGCGCCGTAGGGGCAGACTGCGGCACCACGCAGAGGCCACTGACGCACTACGACGCCGGGGCCCTCAAATTCGCGGCCATTGACCTCAGTAACTTCGCCGCGTTGAACTTCCTGAATCCGGATGCCATCGCCGCCGAAGTTGATCGAGGCCTCGTAGGGCACGCCGGCTTCCGCCTTGTGTTTCACCTCGCTTGCCCGATCGCCAGGCTGATACGGTACCAGCCGACCGGCGGCTTCGAGGTCGCCCGATTCCGTGGTAAAGGTGTCGAGAAACCCGATTACTTCCTCGTCACGGTGGCAATAGTCGAGCGGGATGGTGGGTTTATGCAAACGCATTCCGGCGAAATCATGGATAATCCGCCCCCAGTACCAGTGTTCGATCGGCTGCCCACTTCGTGCGGTAAGTCGCACGGCCGGATTTCCTTTGTCCTGACTGGCAAACTCGAGGGCCGACGCCCGGAATTGGCACGCCGCACGCGGGATTTTGCGCTGTTCATTGTTCATTGTCTTCCCTTGATTCGTCATCCTCGGATTGACTATCCCCTGACTCGTTCTCCGCAGGCACCGCCTGTTCCGATAGGCCGAGCCGCTCCTCTTCGGCGTCAAGCTCATCGGCGACTTCCCAGAAGTCCAACCCCTGGCGCTTTAATATCCGCTGCCGGCTGGTGATGCGAGCCTTCAGCGCCTCGACGTCCGCTTTCACCTCTTGGTGTGGCTGAATCCACGGGATGCCCTTCGCGATCCATTCCCACTGCAGCTCTTCGATCGTCCAGCCGGCCGGCAGCTCGAGCACGCCGTCGAGTACCCACAGTCCGATACGCCAGGCCGTTAAGGCGTCGAGTAACTCCCGGTTGTCTTGCTGTTTGTTCGCTGCAGATTGCTCATACAGGAGCAGGGCCTGCCGACTGCCGGAGTAGTTCGTGAAATTCTCAGCAAAGAAGCTGAACGGAATATCGAGTGCCTTTAGTGCCACGGCGATCATGGCGTCGCTGAAGGTCTTAAACTCCGAGCTCGGGTGCCGACTCTCTAGAAATTCCGCCCGGTCGCCGGGGTCCAAGTCGAGTACCGCCGGCCCCCTGCCGAATTGCACCTCGTATTCGCTCTTGTCTTCGTCGCCGGAACCGTCGGTAGCGCTGGTAACGTCACCCATGGACTCGGTGGCTTCGCGGTAGAATGCCAAGGCAAACAACTGCGTTACCTTCGCCTTCGCCAGCGCGTAATCAAAATTCTCGTAGGTGTCACGGAGCCGGTTCAGTGCCGCCGCCAGCGGGGAAACGCCGCGGACCTGATCGAAGCGGTCGTAGTAGCCGTGTAAGGTCAGGTGTCGGGCTGGAATCATCCGCTTAAAGACAAATCCGTCGCCCCAGGCGTTGCGATCGCAGAGGCAGTAGGCTCGCGCCGCCCCGGCCGGCGAAAGCTGGACGCCATGGATGAGCTTCTCGGTATCCAGGCCATCCGGCAGCTTCCCCAATGTCGGCGTGCGGATTCGATCGCCTTCGACCCCCTGCACTCGGCCGCTACTGAGCTTCAAGACCCCAACGTCGCCGTCGACCGTACGGCAGGCCTCCGCCAGTCGGATGAACCGCTGCCGATTGTGCCGCATGGCCACATCAAAGTTCTGCTTCCGCGACCACCACGTCATCAGGCTTTCCAGCCGACGATTGAAAGCGTCGCTAGACGTACGTGCCTGGAAGTTAAACGTCGACACGTAGTCGAGGTGCTTGCGGATCATCCAGGCGGCAATCTCATAATTCCGCCGCACGTCCCGGGTAGTGGCAACCAGTCGCTTGCGGTCGGCCTGCTTGAGCTGATTGTCCTCGCTCATCACATGGACGCGGGCCGACTTGCGCCGCTTTTGCGTATCGTCTACGGCGTCATAACCAAATATCGTCGGCAGACGGTTGACCCACGCCCTGGTTGTCGCCATTAGTCCCGGCATTCAAAAACCACTTAGATCGATCTGGGCCGCACGCGGCCGCAGCGTCGCATCTTGTTCCGCCTTCAGTGCCATAAGGCGACTACGCACCTTATCGAGATCATACTGCACTGTCACGCCGTCAACCGTGACACGGCTTGTGCCTTCGTTGAGGATTGCTTCCAGTTTCGCAATGTCATCTGCGATCGCCATCTCTACCTACTCGCACACGGCTGCTGCCGTCGGCTCCCGGTTCTCTAAAACCCTGACAGTGAATCGTCGGCCGCATACGTTACAAGTGCACATCCGCCACGCGACGTGGGTGTAAGGCTTGCCGTTGGGTGCCTGGCCGCCTTGCTCAATTTCCTCGTGGGCCTTCGTCGCGTAGGGCGAGCGGTAGGTCATGCCACACTCGACACAGCGCACAGGATCATGCCAAACCCAGTAGGCTGGCGGTTTCGTGCGCGGACGTCCGCGTTGACCCATGATGTCAGTCCTCACATTACAGTGGCCACCACGGCAGCCACTACGCCTGAAATGAGCGTCGCAACGGCTCCGGCAATCAACCAAAACCCCTTGCCACCGATCGCCCGAGCAGTCTCCAGGCGAGTGACCCGCCTATCGATAGACTCGCCCCCATTGCCCATCACAATCGGCCTGCAGATCCCGCAAGAAGTGGCCACGCTGGCGAGTGTCGTCGAGATATCGCCCAGCTTGCCGGCCACCTCTTCGTGTCGCCGTTCCATCTCTTCGTCAAGTGCGTCAATCCGTTGATGGAGGCGGGTAATGTCGTCGCTGCTCACTCGGGGTCTTCCTCCCTGACCGACTCCTCCCTGACCGACTGCGGCAAGTAGAGTCGAATTGAAAACAGCGGCAGATCACGTCTGCGGAATTCGACTTCCACGAAGCCTTGCTGACAGTATCCATCGAGAATCCGCCGGAAAACCTCAGTGATTCGGCCTGTATTGGCTGCGGCTCCCTGCACTTGCTGTTGCACTTGCCGGGTCACCTCTTCGACGCGATTAGCTGCCGTGTAGGTGGCTGCGGCCGCATCCCGGATGCCGACCCGCCGGCTAAGTAGTGATGCTTCGCAAGTGCCCGCAATTAGGCAGACTAATAGACAGACAGACGATCTAACAAACATGGTGCCTCCCTACTTCTTGGCCGGCTTCTTGACTTCCGCCCGGACCACCTTGCGAGCTTCTGCTCTGGCCTTCTTGGCAGTATCGGTGCCCACGGCGTCGGCAACCTTGTAGGCGATGTTGTCTAGAATCGCGTCATCCCAGTTGCCGGGGATTACGTCCGTCAACTTATCGACGGCGCCGGCGATCGTATGGGCATACCCGCGAGCCATGCGAACCCCGAAAAAGACCAGAATACCACCCAGAAGCCCGCCACCGATCCCGATCTTCGCTAACAGCGACTTTAGCCCGCCGAGCACTACGCCTCCAACGGACCCGCCGAGCCCCTTGGTGATCTTCTCTGCGATTCCGACTTGAGCATCCTCGACGCCTTTCTCGAGCGACTGGAGCTCTGCCTGTACGGCCCGTCCGATCGCGTCGAGTGTCCGATCTTGCTCCGAGAGGTGTCGATCGAGCTGCTGGAACTCACTGCTCCCCATCGACGGGCCCGCTAAACCGCCACTGGAACCGCCCGGCAGCGTCGGCCATACCCGATCAACTTTGTCCTCTAGCCGGTCCATCCTGCGCTCTTCGTATCGGCGATATGGCAGAAGCTGACTCGGATTAGGCTGCGGCGCCGGGCATCCCCGGGGGCCGCACTGACTCGGCTCTGTGGGGGCCAGCTTCGGTGAATCGTACGTCCAGGCTGGCGCCGGCGAATGAGCCCAGCCGCCGCCTGCCGTCTGCGTGAATCGCAAAGTCCGGTAGAGGTTTTCGAGACTGACCGCAAAGCCTCGGCTCTGTCCGCTGTTTTGGCGCCCCCAGATCAGGCCAACAATTCGTTCGCCCTTGGCGTCGCAGACTGCCGACCCACTACGGCCGTTGGCTGGCGGTGGCGTGAAACAGAGGTTGCCGTCGTCGTAGCCGAGAACGTGCCCCTTCCACCCCGTAGCCCACGCCCCCTTCGCACATCCGGCCGACGTGATTGTGTCACCGGGATTCAATTTCGTGCCCCGTGGCGCAATCGGGATAACCCGGGGCAGGTGGCCTCCGAATGATGTCTGTGGAACGGAGACAATCGCCACATCGACGCCGGCACCGCGGGCAATCACTGCACCGGACAGCCCCGCCGACTGGTGACCCTGTTTCCAAAAGATACACTTGACGGCATTGGCATTGCCGACGACGTGTCGATTGGTCAGGATGAAGGCCCGTCCCTGGCTGATCTCGAAAACGCAACCGGTACCCGTGCTACCGTCCGGGGCGTGAATTCGACACGTCGCGTCCAGCGTCTCCGAGACACCGGCGTGTGAGTAGTCGGGGGCTCCAATCAGAGCCGCGACGACCAGCAAAAGAGACAGTGGGCGCATGGTTCTTTCTTTCCCTTTGAGAACAGACAGCAAAACTGAGAAGAGAGACTAGAAGCTATCAACTGTAACATTCAGCGGCATTAACCAGTCACGCAGATTCTTAATTGCCCTTGCGTGTATTCTGTGAATGCGCCGAACGCTCAAACCTAAATGTCCGGCAATGTGTCGCGCAGAATATCCCAGGCAATACCGAAGCCGCAAAACTTCCTGCTGTCTAATCGTGAGTGCTCCGAATGCCGCCCGCATCTGCGGGTCCCGAAAACTGAATTCCTGACGGCGTATCGCTGGTACCGGTTCACCTCGATTGACGCGGGCTGCACCATGAATGTAGGCTCGCAATTGCTTGCGTACGCAGAGCTTGACGTACGGTTCTAGGTAACCGCGTTTCGGATCAAAGCCCGCCACTGCCGTAACCGCTGTAATCTGCGATAACGATTCCCGCTCGCTGGCATCGATGTTGTAGCATCCCCATTCTTCGATTAACCGCCAGAGAATCCGCTTGACTTTGGCAATCACTAGAATCGTGAGCTGCTCCTTGGCATCCAGGTCGCCCGCGTCAGTGCGTGCCTTTAGTAGCTTTTCTGTTTTCTCGGATGACCACGCAGACGGTAGCGGCGGTAGAATCGACTCAGCAACTTCCACTCTCGCTCCCTACTATATAAATCCCGATGGTAGTGGTTAGTTTTTTTGTGGGTCCTACTCCCACCCAGTCGTGTCGTAACCGAGGCGGCGCCATCGCTCCTCGATCTCCTGGTGGATCTCCGCTAAGTCTTTCTGTTTCCGGAGTGATTCCTCTGGTGGTGACATTAGGTAACCGGCCGCTTCTAGTTGCCGGAGCACCTTGCGCCCGCATTCCCGACAGAACCGATCAGAAGGCGAAACGGTCGAGTTTGTGCACTTTTCGCAGGTACGCATCAGAAACACTCCAGTCCCAGAGATGAATCACCCGTCAATCCAGATATTGCACGCGCCGCTTCCGTCGCCGCTTTGTCGCTGCCGGTTGCGTAGTATCCGCCAGCCGGCACCCCAGCATTGACGCCGTCACTGCACAGCCGACCAGGCAGTCGAGCCAGTGGTTGTCTGGGCGGCTCGCCCGCTGCTTCCACTCCTCGACCTTTCGCCCGCGGCCCTCGGTCTGCACGCGGTACTCAGAATCACAGATGTGCTCTGCGAAGAGCCGGTGCAAGGCCGGCTCACTCCCCCAAAGCGAAAGACACCCACGGGAGCCCATGGGCGCCGCTAGAAGTTGGTAGCAGAAGCTCTTCCAGTGGTTCGTGTCGATCACAACGTGCCTTGGCTCGCGTGTACCTCGGACGCTCGGCACGTACCAGTTGTCGCCGATCGTCTCTCCCGGCTTGCGGCGGTACTCGCTCATCGGCCGGTTGCCGGCGGTGATGCCCACGCCCTTAGAGGGCCAGACGAGATTCCCATAGAGCTGCTGCTTGGCGTACCGGTAGACGGTAGCCTTCTGCCAGCCGGAATCGATCCCAATTCGGGAAATACGGAGCATCGCCCCGTCGTCACGCCACCACTTCCGTTGAGCAAGTTCCCATACAATCCCCTTTAAACCGCCGTAGACCTCAGCCTCGACATCGCGACCCGGGAACGGCCGCGGGGCCCCGGCCATCGTAAAGTGCCGGCGGCGCTGATCGGGGACCGTGCCCCGGTCGATCACGTAGCCGGTAAAATTCGATTCCCAGGCAACTGCCAGCCAATAGAGTAGCTTTTGGTGGCAGTCGATGAACGCCGTAACGTGTTCACAGTCGGTAGGCACGGCCAGCCGCGGCCGGTGGTTGACCTTCGCCGCGACTTGGTCAGTCCGCAACACGAGCATATCGCCGTCGCCCTCGAGGGGCTCGTTCTGATACTCCGCGGCGAACATTTCCGGATCGGCAAGCTTCTTGTTCATCGCGCACTGCAGGGCTGAGATCTCGCTGGCCTCGTGTCGTTCGGGCCACGCCACGACGGCGCCCCGGTCCATGGCCTCGTGGTGCTGGCGGTAGAACTCTGTGTGCTCGCCGGCCTCGCGGCAGTGCTTGTCTTGCCAGATATCGCCGTACTGTCGCCAGAGTTCCATTGCATCGGCGTCCGGCCACTGGTAGACCATCCGGAACCGCTCACCACTCCACTGGGGAGACCGTTCCCGGTTCAGCAGCCGGTCGGCGAGGTCATCCGGGTAGATCACTGTGACGGTCGCCACCGCAGCCATAGTCGCTGTTGGCCCAGCCATCCCGAGAACGTCGCCGTTAAGGAGCTGCAGCCGCTTGCGGTTCTCCGTCGGGCTAGCTGCGGTCTCGCGATTCTGGGGATCGTCGATCAGGCAGAAGTCAGGCCGCAAGACCGTCTGGCCGTCGGCCAGCGTATGGGACCGGCCGCGAATCTCGCTCCCGGTCAGCCCGATCCCGGAGATCACGCTGCCACTGGCCTTGCTGCCCGGGATCGTCGGGAACACCACGTGGGAGGCGCCCCACTCCACGTAGGTCGGCTTCCCGCGGTACCGTTGCCCTCGGCACCGCCGCGGTTCGCCGTCAAGCGCTCGGATTGCGTGTAGCTCCCGTTTGAAATCGACGTACAGCCGCTGATTCGTGCGAAGTGTGATCTTCAGAGCCTTGACCAACTCCTCGGCGCGGGTGGCTGTCCCGGCGATCAGACAGACGTACCGCCGGCGCCCGGTCAGAACGCACCATAGGGCCGCGCCCCGGCACAACGAACTCTTCCCGCCGCCCCGCGGCATCGCCAGTGCCAGGAGCCCGCCGTGCGTGGCGGCCCGCTCCAACGCGACGATCGTCTGTAGGTGGTCATCACTCCACGGCAGAAAAAAGAGATCCGGGAAGTAGGTTTCAAGGAAGACCTGAAGACTCTTCTCGGCCGCCCGGCGCCGCTTGCGGTCGGTACACTCCGGCTTAGGCAGCGGGCCGATTTCCTGAACGGCAGCCGAGGCTTTTGCGGCCGACCGGGAAGCCGCCTCCCGGTGCCGCTGGCCGGCTGTCTTCGCCTGCTTTTTTGTCCGCCGTTTCAAAAGAGAACCTCTTGCTCTAGCCGCCGAGCAGCAATCTCGCAGTACCGCTCTTCGATCTCAATCTGGATACACTTTCGGCCAAGATCTTTGCACGCCCGGCCAGTGGTGCCGGAGCCGGCGAAGGGGTCGAGGATGCTCGCTGCATTTTGGTGCCGCTCCAAGCACCATCCCATCAACGCTATCGGTTTCTGCGTAGGGTGGCAACGTACACAACCTTCTGCCAGGTCCCACCGCCCATCACCTGGCACGTACGTTGCATAGACGCCGTGTCCGCCTTTTTCCCAAGCTAGTTCTGCATCCGACAAAAAAGCACCTAGTCTGTGTGCTCGTTTCTTCAGCCAAACCAATGTTGTCCCAATAGGCACCCGCTGTGCCCAATGATTAAAGCCCCACAAAATCACTCTTGGGAACAGCAAAAACGGCGTTGGGTCGAATACCTCATCATCACCTGTGACTGGCCGAGGCCCCTGGCCTTGCCCGTAACGACGTTCTTTGTTGACTCCGCCTGTAAAACGTCGAGAATCAGTGTTGTAATTCATCCCATACGGCGGATCAGTCAGCAGCAGATCCACGCTCCCCGGTTCCAGCAACGGGAGAATGTCTCGGCAGTCGGCATGGTAGAGCGTGATGCCGTCGTGGCATTCACACGGCTGGCAGTCGCAACGAAAACACAGCGGCAAGCTTCCGGGTGTAGTCATTTTCTGCGTTTCCCTTTCCCGCTCATCAAACAATCAAACTTACCGTGGTTCCCGCC